GTGCAATACCGTGAGAGCCTCTGAGGTGGCCCAGGTTAATCTCCACGCCTTCTTCGTGCGAACGGTCTGAGCCTAGTCGGCGCAGGTGAGTGACAAGGTGCAGAGTGCATCCGGTCTCTTCGGTCAACTGACGCAGCAGTGTCATGGTGCGGTCAATAGCCTTGCGTTCGTCCATGATCTCCAGCCCTGATACAAGGATGCTCAAGTGGTCGATGAAGATCACCTTGCAGTCCAAGCCCTGTACCATGAAACGGACACGAGAGAGCAGGTCGTCGGTGTTCATGCTGCCAAAATGGTCATACAAGTAAACACGTCCGGTGCCTAGAGTATTCGCAAAGTGTTCTTTGACTTTTTCTTTAGGATACTTGCTGAATACTTCGTTAAGATGTAGCGGAAGATTAGCCTCTACAGCCAAGATACCTCTGCGAGTACGATCCACGCTCTCTTCAAGGGCGATGATACCTATGTTCAGTTCGGTGTTCTTGATGTAGTAGTGCTGTAGCTCTCTGAGGATGCTGGACTTACCTACGCCTGTACCAGCAGCCCAAGTGATGATCTCCCTACCGCGAGTACCCAGCGTCTTCTCCTGAAGGTCGGGGAACGGGAAAGCTAGGCTCTTGATGTTCTGCTCGTCCCACAGTCGGTCAAAGTTGTCCGCACCGTTGTGGATACCCGACGGGGTGTAGGAGTCTGTGTCCTTCAGGTGGGCCAGGAACTCGTTGCCCAGGCCACGCTTGGTGTACTCACAAGCGTCATTGTACTCTAGGTTGACCACGTAGGCTTTGCCCGGAGACAAAAGCTTGGCGCACTTCTCTGCGGCGGTACGGCCCGGAGTGTCGTTGTCGAAGCAGATGAAGACACGCTCGTAGCGTTCGAGCAATTCCAGGTTCTTCTTGAAGTCACGCTCTGCACTGGCTGCTCCGCTCTTGATGCTCAGGACAGGCACCAGAGTACTCTTGGGGCTGTCGCTGACCTTGGTGGAGCCCAGAGGGATACGGTTGGCCATCTGGAACGCTGCCAGAGCGTCTGCCTCGCCTTCGGTGATGATGATCGTCTTCGAGCGTTGCGGGGCAGCTTTGGTAAGGGTGTGCGTACCGAACAAGTCGCACTTGCTGAACTCGCCTTCGGTCTTGTGCTCCTTACCCGGCATACGTAGCTTGCTGGCCTTCAGAACTCCGTCACAGAAGTAGGGAAAATAGACAATATCATCTTGGACCTTTACCTCGTAGAACTCAGCGATGGCCCCGCCGATCTTCCGGTCTTGCCACCGTGTGTCAGGCTCTGGCTTCTTGTAGTCCTCAATGTTCGACACGTTATCAATCTCTTTCCGGTGCTGGTTGCAACTGAAGCAATAGGTGTGTCCGTCGTCATACTCTGCCAGCGCGTCGCTGGAGCCACAGTCTTCGCACGGTTGGTGCGACTTGCTGACTTGGGAAGTGGTTTCCATTACCTAGTATACTCCTTATCCATCTCTGCCGCCAGAGCAGCATATCCACAAATATCCACGTAGCAGTCGTCGGTCCCTGAGTGCATGAGTCTGGCCACCTTCAGCAGGATCATCATATGAGCCACGTCCATAGGTGTCAACTGAACCTGAACCTTTGACTTGGATGAGACATAGCGGGACCAGAGAGACGCTATCCTGTTGTGGTTCTCGTAGGCAGAGCCGTAGTCTGCAGCACGGTCACCGTTGATCAGTGCTTTTGCAGTTTCAAGACATTCGTTTCTGTCCATGTTCTCAGTTGTCCTTCTGGTTTTTGGGGGCTTTCAGCTTTTGTTCAATCTTGATCGCCTTCGATAGAAGAAGGGCCATTATTTGTGATAAGATCATTTACGTTTTCCTGTTCTATAGCGGGAGCAGTTGGGTCTGTTTGTCCCAGTGCGTCCTTGATGTGCCAGTTGCACACGTTGCAGATGTCGTCTTTGCTCAGTACCGGCAGTACTATGTCACATATCGCGCACCTCATGTTAAATACTCCAAAGGTTCATCCTGATACCTCGTAAACTGTGGCCGCCGAATATGTCGGTGACTTTTGTCATACGCCACACATCCCTTCACATTCCTCGTTAAACATATTTAGTTGGCCGCGTTCCTCAGAACTTCGGAAATCAACTTCATCAAGAGGTTTGCAGGAGCGGTGGACAAATTGGCTCCTCCCTCCAGAACCGCTGTCGCGTATGGAATTATCAAAATCAACGGCCTCCGCCCAGGACGTTGGGTCGTTCGCCTTCATGTCGCGCCAATTTTGGTCGTTGTGAAAAGGACACGCAATACACGCACTCTTGGCTAATTTTCGTCCTGGATAATGAGACTCAAACCATCGCTGACAGTCCTGCCGCGACATCCCAACGTCAATCAACGGCCAAACGCTTTCCACATACTTGACACCAGATGGCTTCATTCGCGCCGCTTCGTC